TATCCTTACAGGACACGAAAGTCAGAGCCAGCAGACCCAATAGTAAAAAGTGTAGTTTTCTCATATTTCAGTATTTAAAACAATAACTTGCAAAGATACGAAAAAAATTAATGCAGTTAAGGGGGTGTAAACAGATTGTACATAGTGTGTAATATATTTTTGCCTGATTTTCAGGAATTTATAATTTTTGCCGGAAAAACAGATTGTACATTTGCTTTAATTTTGGTTTAATTTTGGGCGGGCGGGGAGCCCGTTTTCTATAGCAAAAGTTTAATTTGGGTTTGCTGAGGTTGTATTTTTGCCCGTGGATTGGCCGTAAATGGCCGATTCTACGGGCTTTTTTGTGGGTTGAGGTGTAGGAGGCCGGTGGTGCGATCCGAGCGGATGGAGGGGTGGCGAAAGGGTGTTTTGAGGGTGTTTTTGGGGTGTTTGAATGGCCTTTGAAAGGGGTGTTTTTGCGGTTTGTGAAAACAGTTTGTACACGAGTTAGGGTCAAAGTAGGGTCAAAAGTAGGGTCAAATTGAAAGGATTTTGACCCCCATATTACGATTTTGAAATATCTAAATGGCGATTTTTGGCGGATTTACCCCCCGATATTACTAATTGCACCCCCATATTATAGGGGGTGATATTCTATATAATATATTGATTTTCAGTGATAAGGCTGTTTTTAGCCTCTTTTTTTGTGTTTTAATGGCGTTTAACCGCCTTTTGAGTGCCTTTGCGTGTGCCAACCTGCCTGCACATTCGTGTACTATTCCAGACGGATCACGCCGACGACGAGGGCGATGTGGTATATCTTGGTGCGTGGCAGCTCGAAGGGCTCATAGTTGGGGTTGTCGCTGAAGATGGTGAGCGTGTCTTCGGTGGTGCCTTTCTTCACGCGCTTGATGAGCGGCCCTTGCTCGGTGTCGAGTACATATACCTTGTTCCACTGGAAGAAGGTGTCTAAGGGCATACGCTTGCAGGCCACAATATCGCCGCTGTTGTACTTGGGTATCATGGAGGATCCTTTGACGGTGATGAGGAACTCGGCATCTTTGAAGGCGGGTACCACATAGCGGTCGCATTCCAGCTCCAGCACCACCTGCTCGCCTGTGAACATGCCTGCCATCGCATTGATGGGGATGAGAGGGATGCCCTCGCCAGGCTTCTCTGCAGGTTGTGCCACGGGGAGGTCTTTGCGAAGCATCGGACCAACACCAGTTATGAGCCAATCAGCAGATATTTCTGGAAAATGTTTGAGAATTGTTTCTAAATTTGAGGATGTAACACTGCCTCCTTTGTCCAAAAAACCATTCGAAAGACCTGTTATTTTATAAAAATCAGTTTTTGAAAGATTTTTTTCTTTAATGAAAATCAGTAAGTTAGCCTTTGTATCCATGAAAAAGTAGAATTTTTTCTCAAAAAGATGTTTGTTATTTAGATTTTTTTTCTAATTTTGCAAGCGAGTTCTATAATAGAATCGGCCTTCAAAAATACAACAAAAATCAATACAAATTGAAAATGGAAAAATCACCGAGAAAAGTGTGGACGAAAAAAGGCACCGGACTGATGCTTGCCAGACGGTTCAATGTGTCGCCAAGATGGGTGAGCAAGGTGCTTAACGGCGGCGGCGACAGCCAGACCGCCCGAAACATCAGGGCAATAGCAATCAAGGAGTATGGTGGAATCGCAATTGGATAGTATCATGTATAATATAGTAAACGGTACATTGGTAATGAGTGTGAACGACTGGTGCGAGGCGGGTCTGTCGTATGAGCAGTTCAAGAATGACAGCAAGAGGGGCCATCTGACCATCTTCCGCCGTGGCACGAAGGGCAACACACTGATAGATGTGCGGAGCATCAGCCGCATCGATCGCCTCAACGTGATTGAGGACACCTACGGCAAGATCGAGGCCGATACAGCGAAGACTGGACTGAAGGCGGTGCTGCCCGACCAGGCCGCTTCCAACTACTATACGTCATATCGTGACGATCAGGGCAAAGCCCTCACTGCCGAGCGTAGGAACCTGTACACTAACGGAGCTTGTCTGATGAACACGCTGGTGCGCATCAGGCAGGCGCAGGTGGCGGCAAGGGCCAGAGGCGGCGAGCGCAAGAAACTGAAGGACTGGTGGAAGGAGTGCGTGGAGTTCGTGAAGGACAACAGCGAGCGGTACCCGAACGTGTTGCCGCTGAACGCAAGACGTTTCAAGGAGAAATTTGATGAGTATGTGCGTGAGGGTTATTCGGCCTTGGTGAAGAAGACCAACAGCGACGGCAATGCCGAGAAGCTGACCGAGAAGGCCAAGGATTGGCTGATTGCCCGCTGGGCTTCACCGGTTGACCGCTGCACTATCACGCAGCTGTTTGAGCTGTACAACATAGAGGCTCAGATAAAGGGCTGGCAGCCGGTGCGCAGCGCAAGCACCATCGAGCGGTTCATCAACCGCCCGGAGATTGTGCCGATGTGGTACGGTGCCCGCTACGGCGAGCTGAAGGCGAAGGAGAAATACACCCGCCAGCACCGCACCATTCTGCCTCAGCAGCGTGACGCGCTGTGGTATGGCGACGGTACGAAGATGAACTACTATTATAGGGATGATAACGGCAAGGTTGCCACTTGCAATGTGTATGAGGTGGTGGATGTTTATAGTGAGGTGCTGCTGGGCTATCATATCAGCGCAAGCGAGGATTATGAAGCCCAGTACCGCGCCTTCAAGATGGCGATGGAGACAGCGGGACACAAGCCCTACGAGGTGAGATTCGACAACCAGGGCGGCCACAAGAAACTGGAGTCCTCCAGCCTGTTCGCCAAGATGGCACACTTGAGCATCAGCTGTCAGCCGTACAATGGTAAGAGCAAGACCATTGAGAGCATTTTCGGCAGGTTCCAGCAGTCGTATCTGCATAAGGATTGGTATTTCACCGGTCAGAACATCACGGCCAAGAAACGTGAGAGCCGCGCCAACATGGAGTTCATTGCGGCCAATGCCAAGAGCCTTCCCACACTGGATGAGGTGAAGAGACAGTATGCCATGAGACGTGAGGAGTGGAACAGTGCCAAGCATCCGGAGACGGGTATTTCCAGAATGGAGATGTACAAGCAATCGCATAACGAGCAGACCACCGAGGTGGGTGTGTTCGACATGATCAGCATTTTCGGCCTGATGAACCCGAAGCCGCTGAAGTACCGCTCCAGCGGTCTTGTGATGAGGGTTGACGGTGTGAAGTACCAATATGAGGTGTTGGATGACAACGGGCAGCCGGATTTCGTCTTCCTGAAGGCCAATGTGGATCGGGAGTTCTTTGTGGAGTACATGCCCGACGATATGAGCGTGGTGGCTCTGTATGAGGAGACCGCCACCGGCGAGAAGCGGTTTGTTCGTATGGCTGAGAAGTATATCAGCGTGCACAGGGCCGTGCAGGAACAGGATGAGTTTGACCATGCCTTCATCAAGGCGATGGACAGCCGCAACAAGCAGCTGCGCACCGAGCTGGCAGCCGAGACGGAGGACATCCTGGAGCGCAACGGTCTGCATCCGTCGCAACACGGGTTGGTGATGCCCAAGCTGAAGGGCAATTTCCGCCACAAGGATGAGGAGGTGGAGCCCGGCAGGGTGATGAAGAAGGAGAGCAACGTGATGGTGGCGGTGGATGATGATGGAGGCAGCATCTACGACCTGTATTAAGAGCATTGGAACATAATTCAAACACTATTATATCATGATTAAAGAAGAAGAAAAATTAGAGATCAGAGACCGCCTGGTGAGCTACTGCGAGCAGAAGGGCAGCCAGAACAAGGGAGCCAACAGCCTGAACGGGGTTTCGCCCGCCACGGTGAGCAAGATCATCAACGGTGACTGGGCGTTGATCAACGAGGTGATGTGGCGCAGCATAGCGGCTCAGATCGGTATGAAACAAAAAAGCTGGAACATTGTGGAAACGCGAGATTTCAAGACGTTGGCGAGCCTGTTTGCCGACGCACAGGAAAATGCGATGGTAATGGCCGTGTGCGGTGAGGCTGGCAGCGGCAAGACCCTCGCCATCAGGCAGTATGCGGAGAGCAACCCGAACGTGTTTGTGCTTTGCTGTAACGAATACTGGAACCGGAAGCTGTTCCTTCAGGAGCTGCTGCGTGAGATGGGCCGCAACCCCAACGGCGACACGGTGGGCGAGATGATGGCCACCATAGTGAGCAGCCTGAAGAAGATGGAGGATCCTATCATCATCATGGATGAGGCCGACAAACTGAGCGACCAGGTGATGTATTTCTTCATCACGCTGTACAACCAGCTGGAAGACCATTGCGCCCTTGTGATGGTGGCCACCGACTATCTGGAAAAGAAGATTAAGCGTGGCCTTCGCCTCAACAAGAAGGGCTACAAGGAGATATATAGCCGCATAGGGCGCAAGTTCATCACACTGAAGGGTGTCGGCATCGGTGACATCACGGAGGTGTGCATGGCCAACGGCATCACCGCCAAGAGTGACATCAAGAGCGTGATAGAGGACTGCGATAATGACCTGCGCCGTGTGAAGAGACGCTGCCACGCCATCAGTAAGATCAACCTTGAGAAATAGCGCGGTATGGGTCAGGCATTGAGTGTTACCAAGGTATTGAACGCGAAGTTCCACACGCTGGAGTTTGACGGGGAGTGGCTGGCGGCTGTTGGGCAGCCGGAGTTGACCGGCAGCTGGATGGTGTACGGTGCCCCAAAGAACGGCAAGACAACCTTCGCCATGATGCTGGCCAAGTTCCTGAGCCGCTTCTGTCGTGTGGCGTATGACAGCGTGGAGGAGGGTTTGTCGCAGTCGATACAGATGAGCATGGAGCGTGTGGGCATGAAGGAGGTAGGTGGACGTGTGGTGCTGCTGGACAAAGAGCCCTTCGGCGAACTGGTAAAGCGTCTGCACCGGCAGAAGAGCCCCGATGTGGTGATCATTGACAGCGTGCAGTTCATGGGGCTGACGTTCGATGAGTACAAGCGGTTGAAGACTGCCTTCCCGGACAAACTGTTTGTGTATGTGAGCCATGTGGCAGGCCGTAAGCCTGAGGGACAGGTGGCCCAGAGGATCTGGAGGGATGCGAACGTGTATTTCCGCATCGAGGGCTACCGGGCATTTCCGGTGAGCAGATACGAAGGAGGAACCACCACTATCGACGTGTGGAAGGAGGAAGCGGAGAGATACTGGGGACTGGAAGAGAGGTAGAAGGTAGCAGGTAGAAGTAAATTATTCATTTCAATATTAACCCTAAAATTTCAAAGTTATGAGTACAACCATTTATTACCCGAGAATCAAGTCATTGAATTTCTACGACACCGACGGTATTGTGTGTGGTGGAATGACTGGCAGCATGGCCGTCAGCAAGTTCAGAAGAATGCTTAGCGAAGGCAAGTGGCCCCGCATCAGCCTGAGAAAGCATGTGCGTGTAATGCTGGGAGGAGGTGCGAGATGAGACCCATCACACCCAACCAGCTGAGGGCGGTGCAAGCCACCATGACGAAGATCGCTCCCGACAGGGAGGATCGCATGGAACTGCTGAGCGAGATGTTCGGCAGGGCCATTGAGAGCACCCGTGACCTGTCGTGGGGTGAGGCCGCCCTGATACTGTCGAAGTTCGGCGGCCACCAGCTGGCGGAGGTGAACAGCAAAAAACGCCAATTGCGTGCCACCATCTACCACCTGTCGATGCGCATCAGCTGGCTGAACCAGAACTATCCCGACAACGGCAATGCCGATGAGAAGGCGATGAACAAGGCCAAGGTTGACCAGTGGCTGCTGAGCCGCGGGGTGGTGAAGAAGCCGGTGATGGAGATGAGTGTGGAGGAGCTTGGCAAGGTGGTGGGGCAGATGAAGGCGATAGTGAAAAACCAAACAATTATTAACCCCAATTAAAAATCAACAAAAATGGCAAAGACAAGAGAAAAAAAGACCGTTTACAACGGCGTGAAACAAGAGGAAATGGAACTGGCGTTCGCCGACTATGCGAGAGCCGACGCACGGATCCAGAAGATTAACGCAACCATGGATATTGAGATGACCCGCATCCGTGAGAAGTATCAGGATGAGTTGGGCAAGCTGGCCGAGACGAAGGATAAATCCTTCGACATCATGCAGGCCTACGCCATGGAGAACCGTGATGAGCTGTTCAGCAAGCGCAAGAGTTTGGAGACCACCCATGGAACCATGGGATTCAGAACCGGCACTCCGAAACTGAAAACCCTAAAGGGCTTCACCTGGGGAGCCGTGGTGAACATGCTGAAGGAGTTCCTGCCCAGTTATGTACGCACCAGCGAGGAGGCCAACAAAGAGAAGCTGTTGGCCGATCGCGAGAGCGAAGAGGTAGCCGCCATGTTCCCCAAGGTGGGAATTACCGTGGTGCAGGATGAGACGTTCTTTGTGGAACCGAAGAAAGAAGAATAAACCGCTAACGGCTTGGATGATGGGAAAAATGGATAATCCGGGTGTGTGCGCAGCCAGGTGCCGGTTCGAGTCCGGCTCATCCATCAAAAAGAAACAAAAGATTATGAAAGTATATATCGCAGGCAAGGTTTCAGGTCTTCCCACTGGGGAGGTGTTCACCAAGTTTGGGCAGGCGGAGTACTGGCTGAAGCAGCAGGGTCATGAGGTGGTGAACCCGCTGCGCCTGTGCTCCACCGGCTGGAGCTGGAAGAAGTGCATGAGAGTGTGCCTGACGGAGATGCTGAAGTGCGATGCCATCTGCCTGCTACATGACTGGGCCGATAGCCAAGGGGCTCAGATGGAGTATTACAACGCCCAGATGCTGGGAATGCGAGTATTTGTATTCAGACCATCAAAAATCAATTAATATGAGAACATTTGAAATCAGTTCAGAAAAATTCATCGGCACCGTGGTGGTAAAGTTCAACGATGCGGGCAGGTTCTGTGCCATTGACTTCAGCGGTAGCGGTGTGAGCGACAAACAGATGGAGTGGTTTCTGCACCGCCTGCCGAAGACAGTGGAGAGCATGAAGTACACCGACCTTACCATTGCGGAGATCCTTGACAGCATCACTTTCGAGGCCTTCTGGAACAAGTACAACGACAAAGCCCGTAGCAGCAAGGTGAAAACCAAGCACGTGTGGGACAAGATGAGCCGTGCGGAACAGGTGAAGGCCTACAACTACATTGAGCGTTATGTGCGTAACATCCCGCCCACGGTGTGCAAGAAATACGCCACCACCTATTTGAATGACCAGATGTGGAACAATTAATGAGTTAAAGTTATGGCGAAATTCAAACTTAAAATGAACCAAACCGAACTGAAGGCGCTCGGATCCAACTGCATGTTTGCCGCCCGGGAGATTGGGCGTGTCAGCACGATTAACGAACTCATTGCGATAGAGACCTGCGAGAAGCTTTGGATCAGGATGCAGAACATGTACCGTCCCGACGTGGAGAGATACACCCTGCGCTTGAGTGCGGTGGAGCTGAAGACGCTTTTGGCATGGGTGTTCCCTGTTATGAACAAGAGCGATGAAATGTTCTTCTACATGCTTGCCCAGTCCTTCGGTAATGAGCTGTTTTCCCAGCTTAGCCGTGAAATGCATGTGATTAACCTAAGATTGAATCATGAGGCATAGTGATTTGGAACTGTTGTATGAGGTAATGTCCGACAAATGCGGCTTCCTCTTCCTGTCGATGCACAGGCGGCTTCCGTACATTGTGGAGCAGAAGCAGATGTTTGCCCTGATAGCGCGCCATTACGGGGCGAGCATGGAAACCATCAGCCGTTTTGTGGGATGGAAAGGCACAGGCGGTTCCAGTGTGATAAGTGCGGTACGCCGCATGCAGGGTTATATGGATGTTTACCCGGAGTATAAATGGCAGTTCAACGCCATTTGCGAGGAGTACGAGTACCGCAAGGCGGCAGGAATTCTGTTTCAGCCAGATTGACACAGAAAAACTTATGAACAATTTACACTTAACGCCCGTTTAACAGCGGGCGTTTTTGTATTTTTGCGGAAACAAGCTTGAAGATATGCACGCGAATTCATGTAAGAAGGCAATGCTGGTGAAGCGGATGGTGGACGAGTACTACCAGCCGCAGAGTCATGTCGGTTGCATGAGGGACATATACCGGCACAAGGTTATCAAAGTTTATCCCATGAGTGAGCCGACATTCTACCGCTATATGAAGTATGCCATCGGTGTGGACGGCTATATCGGCAACGGCAACTGCCGTGTCGAGAAAGAGCGACACATACAAAGCGGAGGCGTGGCGGACAACCAGCTGTCGCTGTTTTAGTCAAAAGTTATTTATTCCGTGGCCTTGGTCACAACAGGAGAGGCAAGCACCGTTGTTTTGCCTGTCTCGTTGAGCAATACCGTGAAAGCGGTTTTGTAGGTCATGGTATAGACCTCGTAGTTGTCGTTGTTGAAGACCTTGCGCAACTGGGTGCGCATGAGCGGTGTGAACATTCCTCCGTTTGAGAAGAGCTGGAGTTTCTGATGGATTGCGTCGAGGAGGTCGATGGTGGTGTAGGCGTTGTTTCGCTTGCTGGCTGCCACTGCCGCCGATGAGCGTTGCAGGTTGGTGTTGGCCACAGTTACAGTTATGTCGGCCTCGGCACGCTGTGCTCCACGTCCCATTTGGGTATATAAGGCCTGCTCAATATCAAGCAGAGCGGCAGGCCACTGCACAGGCGGCCTTTCCTGCTGCAGCTGTCCCCAGTCTTTGTCTATGTACTTCAGTTCCGGGATTCCGGAAAGTCTGTCCTGAATGGCTAAGAAAATGTTTTTCATAATGCTTGCTATTTTTTGTTGGTCATTTTTTTGAGTTCCTCATCCATGGCTCGCTTGGCGATACGCTCAAAGGTCTTGCCCAAACCGTCGTAGGTGCCGAGGAACTGCCTTTGCGGTATGGTGATTTTGGAACCCACCTTCATCAGTGCCATGGCTTTGTATTCCTCTTTGTTGGTCTTTTTGAACATGGCCCAGAAGTATTTCTTCATTTTGGCGGTTACGGTAATGGTGCCGCCATAGTTGTGGATGGCGGAATAGGGTGTGGAGGAGGTGAATGTTATGCTATTGCCATGTATGTTTGCCTTAATGGAGCGGCGCAGGGTGCCGGTGTTGTTCAGGTGTGTGGCGACTCCATCACGGCGGCGTTGCCACTGCTTGCCGAAGAAACAGCCCTTGCTGAAGTTGCGGTCAAATTTGTCGAGCAACTCCACTTTGAGGTCGTTGAGGATGGTGGTGATGAGGTCCATAAATTTTGTATTTTTGCGGTATTGTTTAACCTTAAATTGTTTCTGTATGGAAAAGGAAGATCTCAACTACATGGAGGAACTTCAGACTAGACGCCAAACAGCTCATCGAGAATTTCTCGGACAACTTCTTGTCGGTGGATGCGCTCTGTTAGGTATTCAGGCCGCTTTGGGCAATCATTACACGGAAGTTGCGGGAAAGGTTCTGTATCATGCCGCCAATATAGCACTTGCACTTGGCATCCTGTGCGTTTCAGTCGCCTTATGGAGTCAAGTTGTGATTGCAAATCGTTTAGAGGCAGAGTCGTATCAAGAGCTATGTAAAAAAGAGGCGGGAATGCCTTATGGAATGCCCGTCGTAAGGCCGACATTATTCGCCCGAATATCCCAGCATGCTGGATTCGGGCTTCTGCTGCTTGGTCTGTTCCTGATTGTGGTGTGTCAGTTTTTTTCATAACTTTTTCATTTTAGGTATTGTATATTAATTTTTTTTGTATTTTTGCAACCTAAAATAAGGTTGAATAGTCAGAGACGGTTTGCTTTACCGGAGGGCTATTTGACCTTATTCTTTATACGATCCTCCTTAAAATGATTTTCATCTTGGATATGATGGATATATTTCTTACCATCTATTTCTTTAATTACCAGAAATGATTTTCTCTTCATAAACGGTATACTATAATAATGCCATATTGTTTTTGAAGAGTGTCCTTTAACAGAGTCTCCCTTTGCGTCGTTAGTATAACCAAGATATTCGGCTTGCTTTATCAATGTTTGCAGATAATACACAGCCATATTCCTTGCATAAGGATAATCATGTGCTTTTCCTGTAACAGTTTTTATGTCTTGATACTTGACTGTTAGTTTGTCAATACCGTTGTTTATTTCCCATACCAGAAAATCTTTGTTTCCGATAAGTTTCTTGTAATGCTCTCTGATAACCTCCCGTGACCATTTCACACTGGCAGCATCAACTTTTAGACAGGCCTTGCAGATTGCTTTTTCGTTGTCGAATATAAGTCTCTTGTACTGACAGTTGCCGCAGCCTTTGGGGAAGTAAGGGTGTTTGGGTGGGAAGACTTTCTCTTGCTTGCCGGGATTGAAGCGGAAGATCTGCTGTTTGGGCTTGGCGGTACAAGCTGCGCCACGGGCAATGGCTTCCTCCGAATTGCTCCGAGGATATTTACCCTTGCGCACCTGTACGGTGGTGCAGCGGCAGTTCCAACCATTGGGCGGCAGGTAGGAGTCCCAGAACGGATCAGACGGTGGCAGGGTTGTACCGTCGAGGGCGGCATGCTCCTCACGCACACGGTCGTCGCCGGCGGTGCGGTACTGGAGGTCGTAGCGGTCGCCATCTTGCTCCCACTCTTTCCACTTCACCGCCATCTGCGTGGAGGCGGTGGCGAAATTGTACTCCGCCCGCAGGTAGTTCTGGTTATAGGTTTTATTCAGCGTTTCAACGTCCTTTGAAAACTGGTTAAAGGGCTTGAAATTGCCATCCTCACCCTTCAGCATCCGCGAGGCCTCCTCCAGTTCATGGTGAGTCTTGAATCCTGAGAACCAGAAGATATTCTCATCCAGCGTGGCGGTAAGTTCTTCGGGTATCTCCTGTTTGATGGAAATGTCCCTCAGAGGCTGTGCCAGGATGCGGCGTGTCTCCTCGATGGCGGCACGTGGCTCAGGGTCGGCCAGCTTTGAGGGGTCGTAGCCTTTCTGCCCGTGGAGCCATCTGATGAGGCGTTGCCAGATTTTCGGAGAGAATTCGGGAGTGTCATTGGATTGTCGTAGAGATGCAAAACCTTGCGTCTCTGCAGACGGCAATCCATACAGGCGATGCAGGGCCAGATGGAAATCGCGGTAGCCGGGCGTGTGATGAACGCCCGTCAGACGAAAAAACGGTCGGAAGCGGATAGACCTGATTCTAACGAGAACTGCTTGTCCTTGACAGGGATTCCGAACTTCTCAGTCAGCCAGTCGTTGTCCACATCCTTGTAGGGCAGGATGTCTTTCACCAGTTGCCAGGTCTTGTCGGGATCATCCACAGCGGCGAAACGGAAGCGGCATTGGTGCTCAGGCATCCAGCCAATGGCTGAGAATGCCGGCAACACCACCGTGTTCATGTAGGTTTCCACGAGGCGTTTGTCGCTCTCCACAAGGCGGTCGAGTATGCCGATAGACGACTGCTCCTTGGAGTAGTTTCCGTTCTCGGTGTCTTGGCCAATGATAGCACCTGAAATCAACATGGACACCTCGTTGTTGCAGAGGCGGATGAGATTGGCATACACATCCCCGTTGGTGCTGACACCTTGGGCAAACTGGAACTCCTCGGTGGTGTCGATGACAAAGGCCGCAGCGGCACCCATGTTGGTGAGCATCTCCTCCGCCCGTGCCAGCATAGCATCATCCTGCGTGTTTGTCTTGACGTAGCGTGGAGGAATGCCGAATATCTCGCAAAGCTCCGACCAGCAGCTCTGGGCAAACTTCTTAAACAGGATATGCGGCACTGTCTTATTGATGATACCCAACGCGCCCGAATCGAACTCGAGTATCCATTTGCCATACTCGGCTGCCTCACGGTATTCGATATAATACGGCTGGTAGGCATCAGGATAGAAGCGTCCATGAACAGGGTCAAGGTTCTGCCTCGGGATAAGGTCGAGATTGCCATTGCCTGACAACTCAATCAGGGAATAGCCGAACATTTCACTGTCGAGCATGGCCTTGAAAATGTCGAGGATAACAGGATTGGCCCGCAGCATGGCGGTCAGCTTATCATTCACCTTGTCACTGGCATCCACCAGTTCAAAGGGGCTTGATATGGTGCGTTCGTGGCGGTTGTTGATTTGTGAGGTGAGCAGCGCATCATCCGACACCTCGTTGAGGATGTCCTGCAAGAGCACGTATTTCGGATCGCCAGCCAGTTGCGCCAGGCGGAGCGCCGCACGCCACTCGGCAATGTCCTTGCGGCTCTGTGATATTGACCTTTTGACCACGCGCTGCGCCATGGTCGGTGATTTGATTTTGGATTGTTTCTTCATGTCTATAGGGATTAGGGCGGACACATTCAATGCCCCGCGTTACTCATGATGGAATTTCGGGCGGCTGACCATACGGAAAGGCTCCGTCACCGTCTCACTGTCATCGCCTGGCGATTCCGGTGACGGCAGGTTGGAGAGGACAATACGGCTTTGGGCGTATTCCCCCATTCCGGCAATCTTCTCCAAAGTTTTGATGGTACTCTCATAGCGCTCACGCACATGGTTGTCAAGCACATCCACGTTGGCGAGCTCGCAAATGTTGTATGCGGCCACCCTCATGCAAAGGCGCATGACAAATGGATCCCTGTTGTCGCCGGTAGCGGTGAAAATGGCCTCCGTGTCGTAGAGCTTCCATGCTGCGTATTCCTGCTTGGAGAGGTTGGCGGTCTCACGTCTGGCGTTGGCTGCGTCAAAATAGGACTGGACCTCGGAAACGGCGGCGGCGATACCGTCATCGATAATGGAGTCGTCGTTTTCGGCAATCTGGTCCAGCTGATACTCATAGAGTATTGATTTGAGGTCTGTTTTTTCGATAAACATGCTTCTTAAGTTAAAAGTTTGAAAAATTAAAAATGACGGATGGTTCGGGGTATGATGGCGTAGTGGGCATTGGAGGCTCGTGAGCGTTGCGAGAGCATCCAGATGGCTGACTCGAGGGCATCTGGCGCGTCATCATGCGCACGGCTACCCCTCTCGAAGAGCAGCAGTTGCTCCTCCAAAGTCCTCATTCCAGGACTGTCCTTCTCCTTCTCGTTGAAGATTACAAGCCCACGCTCAAAGAGCGGCTGCATAGCCTCTATACGGGCGAACTTGTCGGGCTTTTTGCGGGCATCGCCACGTATGGGTACATGGTGCCCGAGGGTGTTGCCTACCTTGGCAAACTCGTCAAGCATGAGGTCCTGCATGAAGTTGGACTCCATGTAGTACATGACCGGCACTCTCCCGTCAACGTATGCCATGATGTCGTAATGCCAGGCTATCATGTTGCTGACGGAGGTCTGCTCGGCAAAGGCCTTCAGCAGGTGGAAATGCCCATCGGGGGTTTTGCCCACCAGCATGGTGGCCTTGTAGTCGGCATTGTTGGAGTTCTTGAACGAGGGGTCAGTATAGCAGATGAGCTGCCTGTATTCTTTCAACGGCAGCATTCTGCCGTAGTGGATGTCTTTTGAGCGGAACACGGCTCCCTCTGTGAGTGGGTTGTTCATGTACTCCTTCTGGAAGTTGCGTTCACCCATCATGTCCCGCATCTCACGGATTTCGTCAAGGGTGTAATTCTCCTTCCAAGAGGGCTTGCCCTTCTTGTCAAGTATATTGACCACCGTGTGATACACTCCCGGTCTGTCAACGATTTGGGTGAGTATTGACGTTTTGGCGATGCGGTTGCCGACGAGGATGAAGCGTCCGCGTCCGGCTTCCATGGTGCCGAACAGGGCAGACAGTACCCACTCGGTGGCCTTGCGCACACGCTGATCATTGCGCACCATCTCATCGTCGTCAATATCGTCGATGACAATGTAATCGGGGCGGTAGCCGTGGTTCTTGAGTCCACGGGGCGACTGTCCACGGCCAACAGAGGTGAAATAGCAGCCGTCAATGGTGGTGAATTCTCCCTCAGCCCAGTTGCCGGCCTTTATCTGCCTTCCAAAGTCACGGATGTACAGCTCGTTGAATGCTAGCTCCTGCTGCAGGTCAGCCAGCAAACGTGTGGCAGAGTCCTCGCTTTTGCCCACCAACACCATGGTGTTAAACTGGCGCGTGTCCTGGATTTTGAGCCACAAGGGAATGAAAACACCCATGTGGGTTGACTTGGCGTGTCCACGGGCCCACTCGAACACAGCCCTTGCGTTGCGGTTCTTGAGGATGTAGTCGGCAGCGTCAAGCTGGAACCTGCCACACTCGGTGCGGGCAATGTGAGGGAAATAGGTGCGGACAAAGAAGGCATAGTCGCGCTTGGCCCTCTCGATGCGCAGGTGCTGCGCCTCCTTGGTCTCGGAGACCGTGAAGGACCGTTTCTGGAGCCGCTCGTTGTTGCGACACCACTCGCGATAAAGTTCGGTTTTGGTAATGTCCATGACTGAAATTTTCGGCAAAATAACAACAGATTACAAATAAATAAAAATATATATATCATTGTGATAAAGATATTTGCACGGGTCGTGAAATCATTGTTTTTTTGCACCGTAAATCAAAATGAGACGAATGGCGACAAAAAAAGAAATGGATCAGAAGAAGGAGCTGGCACGCCTGTACTACATGCAAGGCGAGAGCCAGAAAGTGATAGCTGACAAGGTGGGTGTCAGCGCAGCGACACTCGGCAAATGGGTTGAGAGCGGAGGCTGGAAGGAGAAGAAAGCCGGCATGAGTGTGACACGCCCCGAGATTGTGAACAAGAACCTGGTGCTCATCAGCCGTCTGTTAGACCGGCTCAACAACGAAGAAATAGACCTGCACGACATCGGCAAGATTGTTGACCAGGTGAGCAAGCTGGCCGCCGCCATAGAACGGATTGACAAGAAGGCCAACGTGATAGACGCCATTGAGGTTTTCACTGCGCTGAACCGCTGGCTGGAAGCCCGGATGGAATGGGACAAGCAAGTTACTCCTGAACTGCTGGCTCAAATCAGCTATTATCAGGATCTTTATATCAGCGAGCAGGTGAAGAAGAACAGAAACAACTAACAGTCATGAAGAAGAAATATACCTTTATATTATGTGACGGAAACCGTGAAAACAGTTACGGTTTCAGAACCGACTTGGCAGGAATGGATATGGAGCGTTTCAAAGCCAACCCGGTAATGCTGTATTTCCATGATTCGCTTGAAGTGATAGGCAGATGGGAGAATCTGCGGGTGGAGGACGGCAAGCTATTGGCCGATGCCGTCTTCGACACCGAGGATGAGACCGGCAAGAAGATAGCCGGCAAGGTGGAGCGCGGATTTTTGAGAGGATGCAGCATGGGACTCCGCATTGTGGAGCTGGGCGAGGTTGACGGTGTGAGCGTGGCCTCCCGCAGCGAGCTGGTGGAGGCATCGGTATGCTCAATACCGAGCGACGCTGGCGCTATCCGCCTTTACGATCAGAATCATAAAGAGCTGACCTTCGACGAAGTGAGGCTTCAATTCAATAACCAATTAAAACCTAATACAATGGACAAAAACGAAGAAAAGAACACCGTTGAGCAGCAACTGGCCGCCAAAGAGCAGGAACTGGCCACCAAAGACCAGGAGATTGCCCAACTGAAGGCCGAGATTGCCCAGAACAAGAAGGACGCTGTACAGGCATTCCTTACAGCCGCCGTCGCCTCAGGGAAGATCGCCGAAACTGAGAGAGCCGATTACGAGAAATTGGCCGAACAAGATTTTGAGACCGTGAAGAAACTGATTGACGCAAAGGCTTCCAAAGCCAGCACAAGCCTGAAGGACCTGGCCGTCAAAAGCTCCACACAGTCTGAACGCGAGAACTGGACCTATCTCGACTGGATGAAGAAGGACAGTGCGGGTCTTGCCCGCATGAAAGCCGAGAATCCGGCAGAGTTCGAGAGACTGCAAAAGACCCTTAAAAGTTGCTAATAGGCAACCATCCATTAAACAACAATTATAAACCATTAAAAAACAAGAGTTATGTTAAAAGAGATTTTCGCAACCATTATTTTGGCATTGTTCTACCCTGATGGAAGCTGGTTGAACGAGCTGACGAGCATGGACCACATGGTAGAATACAACAAAATCAACCTGTCGCAGGTGGGTGCCGACCCCGAAGTGGTGAAGGACAACAACACTTGGCCTTTGACCCCTGCGGTCAGAACCGACAGCGGCATTGAGATTCCGCTGGCCACCTTTGACACCAAACCTACCCATGTGACCAATGTGGAGGAATTGGAGACTTCTTATGACAAATGCCAGAGCGTTGTGGCACAACATGCCGCCGCATTACGTACCAAAGCCATGCTGAGTGCAGCCTATAACATCGCACCTGCCGAAAACACCACCGCCACTCCTGTAAAGGCCACCACCGGCAGTAACCGTGGAGACGGCAACAAGGCACTGAAATATACCGATATTCTGAAACTGAGAACCGCTTTCAACAAGGCCAACTATCCCATGGAGGGAAGAGTGATTGTGCTTTGCCCTGAACATGAGGAAGACCTTTTGGCTGAAGATGTTGACAGATACAATCGTATGATGACCACCGGCCAATTGGCAGGTTTCAAGGTTTATGTGACCAATCATGGCGTTCAGTATAACACATCAGGAGAGAAACAGGCATACGGAACCACCAATGCGCAACCATGCTCATTCGCATTCTGCAAGTCAGAGGTGATGCGTGCCATGGGTACCATTGAGGGAGAACCCGAAAAACGCTGGGCCGACTATAGAGGCTGGCTACTCGGCTTCCAGATGAGATTTGTGGCCATGCCTTTCAGAAGCAAGGGTATCGCCGCCATCTACAGTGCGCAAGCGTAACAAATCATAAATTCAGTGGCGAATGATTGTTCGCCCGTACAATAAAATAGAATAAACCATGTGTCTGTTCGGAAGACGTAAAAAACAGGAGAAACTGACGCGCCAACAACGCAGAAAACTGCAACGAGATGTGGCGAAGCTGGAAAAGAGAGTTCGCCGCAAGGCGGAGCATACCCTTAACAACAGTCATATCCCGAAGTGGATCCGTGATGTGAAGCGCAGCCAGCTTGAACGCAGCGGCTTCCTGACAGGCACAATAAAAACGAAACAATATGTATAACAACCATTCAAATGGCGCAAGCTACGGCTTCAAAGCGCCCAATATTGCCGAAGACGCCGGCAGACAGATTGAAGTCATGTTCCCGACTTTTGAGAAACTGACTCCCACCCTCTCATCGAACGCCGCCTCGGTGGTTGTGAAGAGAACCCACACACTTGTGGATCTTGGAAGCACAGCCCTGGCCGCTGCTGCCACACTGACCGCTGCCGCTGACGACAATCTTCCCGCAGGCAGCCGCCTGATGGTAAAATGGACCAACGGTGGCACCAAATATGATGTAACACTGAAATTGAATGCCACCACGACCTGCGCCACCCTTACAGGCATCGCCAGCACCACCGTGTGCTACGAGCTGGTATGGACAGGAACCGCTTGGCAACTGATTCAATAACTGTAAACTGAAAACCTATGCCAACCCCCAGAGGTCTACGTAACAACAACCCGCTGAATATCCGGCACAACCGGGACCGCTTCTTGGGTGAAGTGGTTCCCGGCACTGACCGGAACTTCAAGCAGTTCGGCAGCATGGCCTGTGGCTACAGGGCGGCGTTTGTTGTACTATACACCTACCTCAAGCGGGGTATCGACACGGTGGAAAAGATTATCCGGGCGTGGGCACCTCCCACAGAGAACAACACAGAAAGCTATATAGCTACTGTGGTGCAACGCAGTGGCGTAGGGCGCAACAAGGTACTCACGGCGGACTCCGGCGGCGACTACATCAGGATAGTGGCCGCCATGAGCCACTGCGAGAACGGTGTGCCGGCAGTCATGGCCGATGTGGAGGCAGGGTTCAGGCTACAGAACAAGTTAAAAGTTAAGAGTTAAAATGGAAGGCTTTGGTGTTTACGGTATCATTTCCACGGTGCTGAACGTGTTGTTGAGCGGCGGGTTGCTTGTGACTTTGGCCACGCTGCGCAGCCAGCAGGAGAAGGCGAAGGAGGAGGTGAAGAGCATTGCCCTCGACAATGACAAGAAGGTAAGCGATATGGTGAACGAGTATTTCGTGGAGCCCTTGAAGAAGGACATAGCCTCGCTGCGCAAGCAGGTGTCGCGCCTGACACGTGCCATTGAGAAGATCCCGTCGTGCCCGCATTCCGCAGACTGCCCCGTGAAGGACGAACTGGACAAAACGAAATCAGACGAAATGTAGAGACGTGCTGCAGCGCGTCTCTACGGACCAACGAAAAACAACGGACAATGAAAAAATGGTCATGGATAATAATGGCGGTTATGGCGGTGGTAACAGCACTGTCCGTAACTGTGGCATCCCTTGAGGGCAGCCACCGTCGGTCACTTGCCAAACAGGTGAAAGAGCAGTCGGTGGTAATAGACAGCCTCCTGAAACGTGACCGTCCGCTGTTTGACGTGCAGTTGTATGTGACTGACAAAAGCGTGAACAAGATTTACGGCAGATACAACAAAGGCACCATTAGCATGCCACAGGAACGTCGCTACATTCTGGAGGTGGACAGCGTGAATGTGATGACCTTGAAAAACCATTAAAACAGCATTGAAATGGCAAAAAACCAAACAGAAAAAAGCAACACCTCGCCACAGACGAAATGGCCAGTTGTGAAAGACGGCAAGTTCGTGTGCAGCGACGGCCATGAGTTCACAGACGGCTATTTTGCCCGTGAGCATCAGAATCAAATCAACAAACAATAACATTAAGTGAAATATGAATGACATAAAATTCACCAAAACCAATGGCGGTATGGGCAGAAAAGCCGCCAGCGAAGACCCAATCAGTGGTCTTATTTTCGGTGGTTTCGGAGCCGACACGTTAACTTTTGGCACTGCTGCCGGCAACCTGAAAGGCTTCGACACCATTGGTTCACCCGCTACGGCATACATCAAAAAGTTCCAGTATGTTGAGCAACTTGCCGAAGCTGGCATTGTGTGGACTGAAAACGGCAGCGGATCTGGTACGAATGGTGCACTGAACGCCACTGAAAAGGCAAAGAACACTTTGCATTACCACATCAGCGAGTTTTTCCGCATGAGCAAGGAAGGTACGTTGTATGTGATGATCAAGGCAGGTGCGACAGCCGCAGCGGCAGCTGATGTGACCACGCTGCAGAACTATGCCGAGGGTGCAATCCGCCAATGCGGTGTGTTTGACTCAAACACCACTCATATCACTGTGGCAAATCTTCAGACCGAGTTGACAACCCTTGAAACCAATCACATGCCAATGAGCGTTGTGTTGACCTATAATGGAGCACCCAGCGGCACGGCTGTGACTATTAGCTCACTGACTGCTGCGAGTCTTGCCGCGGATGGCAAATGCAATGTGTCCGTACTGATTGGCTGTGACGGTGATGCTACTTTGGCAGGCAATCTGGGAGATTATGCCCATTATGGCTGTATCGGAGCGTGTATAGGAGCTGTCAGCAAGGCCGCCGTAAATGAGTGTATCGCTTGGGTGCAGAAGTTTCCGTTAGGACTGAAGGCACCTGCGCTGTTCAATGGACAGCTGATTAAGAATGTGTCCATCACCGATCAGGAATCGCTGCACACCAACCGCTATATTTTTGTGCGTACCCATGTGGGTGATTCCGACAACTATTTCAACGACAGCCACACTTGCGACTTGGTCACGAGCGACTATGCCTTCATAGAGAATGTGCGGACCATCGACAAAGCCTGTCGTGGCGTGCGAACCAAAATGTTGCCTTACCTCAACAGTCCGCTGAAGGTGGATGCTGAGACCGGCAAGTTGGACGCTCCCACTGTGGCATTCCTGGAGACCGTTGCCGGTGAGGCACTGGAAGACATGGAGAAAGCCGGTGAGTTGAGCGGCTACCGTGCCGAAATCGACCCCGACCAGAACGTGATCTCCACCAGTGCTGTGGAAATCGTTATCAAGAACGTGCCCAAGGGCGTGATGCGCAAGGTGAACGTGAAAATCGGATTTACCACTTCGCTGAGTTAAGATTAGTATTAATGCAGGGACGTGGCGTGCCGCGTCTCCCATAAAAAACAATAGTTATGAACGGAATACCTTTAATCAACGGAATTGAGTACAGCTGGGGTGACATTGTCGCCACCATTGCCGGTATGGTCGCAACTGGCATTACAGGCATTGAATACAGCGAAGACCAGGAAGTGACCGACAACTATGGTGCCGGACGTTACCCTGTGAGCCGCAGCAAAGGCAGAATCACCTGTACGGGCAAAATCTCACTGTATATGTCAGAGGTAAAGGCCTTGGAGCGTCAGGCTCCCAACGGTCGCCTTCAAGACATTCCCGCATTCCCCATTGTCGTGTCGTACGTTCCCACCGATGGTGGAAAGGTTGTGCATGACAAGCTGCATAATGTGCAGTTCAAAAACAACGGGCGCACCTGGAAGGAAGGTGACACCAACACGGTGGTTGACCTTGACTTGGTGATAAGCCATATCGAATGGGGCAAATAATCATTAAAACCTTCTATCATGAGCAAAGAAATTGAAATACTGGTGAAAGACGGTGACAAGGAATATACCTGCAAGGTGCGCCGTCCTGATGTGGCCACATTGAGCCGCGTGAGAAAACTGGAAAAGACCGATGATGTGCTGGCCGCTCAGGAGCTGCTGAAGAACTGCTGGGTGAATGGCGACATGGAAATCCAGAATGATGCATTCCTGATGTTGGTCGCAGCGAGTCAATTGGGAGCGTTGATCAATGGGGTGTCGGCTGAGGTAAAAAACTGATAGAGGCATTCACCATCGGTTCCGAAGACGACCCGTCATCGGAACTGATGAGGATGAGTGCCTTAATCAGGTCGAACCTCGGTGCGGATCCAGAGAAAATGGACAACCTGCAGTTTGCGGAAGCCTATGGCCAGGCAATATGGATAGAGGAGTTCAGAATGAGAAACCAAGCGGAAATGCTGGCCGCCATGTTCGGAGGGAAGAAAAAGAAATGATTACTCTTTGTTATCTTCCTTTTTATCAATGGCAATATCAATACGGATATTATAAGACTTGCCACTACCAAGGAGTTTATCAATAACATCAGCGGCCCCATTACCAGTAGAAGGAGTACCCTTTATGTCATGATAAAGACAAACAATACCAATAACAACCCAATAGAGCATCCCTGCGATTAACGCTCCAACAAATATCCATGCGAAGATTGTAAAAAGGATACTGGCTAACATGGCATCTATAAATTGATAACTGCTGCAAAGATAAGTAAAAAAACTATACGATGAGCAACCAAAGTGTAACTTTTACTATAAATCTTGGAGGCAATGCCTACAAAGGCGTGCTGCAGCTTGACAATGCCGTTGAACAGGTAATAGGAAGTGTCAAAAATGCCACTTCCGTATTTGATAAGCTTGGCAGAAACGCCCTCAATTTTGATGTCATCACAAACGCAGTCAGTAAGGTTTCGCAGGCGTTCCAATCCGTTGTTGGCACTTCGTTGGACTTTGAGCAGCAGCAGGCCAATCTAAAAACACTGCTAAATGGTGACACCGAGGCCACCGAACGGCTGGTCAGCCAGATTCGCGAATACGGCAAAGCCTCTGTGTATAGCCGTGGCGGCCTGATTGAGGCGCAGAAGACCATGATGTCGTTTGGTCTTGATGCGGAATACGCTTTTGGCAAACTGAAGAACATCGGGGACATTGCCCTTGGTGACAGTCAGAAGATGAACTCGCTTGCATTGGCCTTTAGCCAGATGAGCAGTACCGGGAAATTGATGGGACAGGATTTACTCCAGATGATCAATGCCGGATTCAACCCATTGGAGGTCATTAGCCAGAAAACTGGCAAGAGCATGGCCACGCTGAAGGAGGAGATGAGCAAGGGTGCTATCTCAGCTGATTTGGTTGCCCAGGCTTTTGAATGGGCTACCGAGGAAGGCGGACGCTTCTACCAAGGAGCCGAAACCGCCGCACAGACCACAGCCGGTAAAATCGCCAAAATGAACGACACCATCGACGACATGAAGGTGAAGTTGTTTGAGGCTACAGGTGGTGCTACTGCATGGATTGCGGAAATGAGCAACATGATTGTACCCATCTCGCAGATGTACCCGTTGGCGGCAAGCGTGTTCAAGGGGATAAGGAGTGGTATAGGTTGGTGTATCACAGGAATGAAAAACTTTGCTTTGGCTACCAAGGCGGCGGGTGGATTTTTCCCCTGGCTGAAAGGTATTGCCACCATAGCCTGCAAGGGCATTTCTGTGGCCATCGGCAGCATACCCATTGTGGGTTGGATTGCCATCGCCGTGACAGCTGTTACCGCATTCACCGCATGGCTATACACCAAGTTCGAGAGTGTGCGCAACTGGCTGGACGGTATCGGATCCATTATTGCGGGTCCTCTCGTCAATGTTGTAACTTCTTTTATCAAGCACTGGAATAGCGTGAAGACCGCCTTTACCGATGGCGGCATTCTCGCAGGTATCAAACGTATAGGTTTTGTCATCATTGATGCAATGTTAAAACCTGTACAGGCATTGCTTGAGTTGCTGTCGAAGGTGCCAGGACTTGGAAAACTTGCCGAGAAAGGCAGCAAGTGGATTGGTGAAATGAGGGACAATCTTGACAAAGCAACCTACGTCACCCCGAAGGCAAAGGCCGAGGATTCCACATCGGTGCTTTCTCCTGGCAAGCCTGGAGCTTCATCTGGAACTGGTAGTGGCAAACTTACCAAGGGTAACCTTGGCAGCACCGCAGGAACTGTGGCAGGCAAAGCCCAGCAAATCAATATTACCCTTGGCAATATGGTGGGAACCATGAATTTCAACGGCGGTCTTGCCGACAACAAAGACAATGTGGAACGTTATCTGATGGAAATGATGGCGAGAGTGTTGGGTATGGCAGAAACCGCAGCTTAAAAAACAATAAGATATGTTGACAGTACCTTTCCCTAACTTACCTCTTGTGCCTGTTACCTTTGTGACAGCCAGCAAGTACAGCGCATCCGGATTGAGAATGCGTCCCAATGACGCTACACCATATCCCCTTGTGTCCGGAAAGGATCTGTATGGCAAAGACCTGGTTGTTCCCCTATCGATGAGAGGCAAGGAGGAAAGCTTCTATTTCAAGGAGGCTGTGGTGAATGTGAGACGTAAACGCACAATTGTGGCTACACCTGTGCTCAACGGAAAGGGAACCGTGAAGGAGATGATTACAGAAGGCGATTTGAGCCTGTCCATATCGGTGGCCGTTACCAGCACATCGGAAGATGGTGATTACGATGGTTACGCCACTGGCATATATGACACCTATCCATATAGAGGCGTGGAGCGGTTGCGTAAGCTGCTCGACTCACCCGAAAGGATTGACATTGTGAGCGACTTCTTGAAACTCTTCGACTTGGATGGCGGCAACTTCGGCATCATTGTGAAGAGCTATACCGTGAACCAGGACACCCATTTGAACCGTCAGGTGTTTGAAATACAAGCCTTGAGTGATTATGATTATAACCTGTTAATAGAAGAGTAATGTATCTGCTGAACTGGCATATAACCATAGGGAAATACAAGGTGCAGACCTTGAAGGAGGTGAAAATCAACACCTCAGTGCTGAACCTGAGCGATACCGCCTCCATTGAGCTGCCGGGACAGTACCTGAACACCTGGCGTAAAATCGAGGACAAGATTCATGCCGGTGACGCTGTGACCATCCAGCTGGGTTATGACAGTCTTGAAACAGAGTTTACGGGTTATTTAAAACGCATTTCAAGGGACAACAACACCTTGGTTCTGGAATGTGAGGACGCTCTTTATTTGATGGACAAGACTGTGGAGGACATGGAGTACAAGGCCATATCGCTGAAAGACCTGCTGCAGAAAATCCTGACACAAGTGTCACCTGAAATGAAGGTGGATTGCGATTACGACTTCACCTACGAGAAGCTGGTGGTGTTCAAGAGCACTGCCCTCGATGTGCTGAAGAAGGTTCACGAAGACACCAAGGCCAATATCTGGTTCGAGGGGAAGACGCTGCATGTGCATCCGGTTTACCAGCAGTTGCCAGGCGAAAAGCCTGTGATATACGACACGCAGGTGAACGTGCAGAGCAACGAGCTGAAGTGGAAGGACAAAGCGGATAAGAAGGTAATGGTAGAGGTGAAATACGTTGATTCTGATGGGACATTGTCCACACAACAGTATGGTGTCAGTGGCGGCAGCAAGGTGGAACGATATGTCAACGCAAAAGGAACAAATGATTTAAAGAAGGCCGCTGAAAATGAATATAATTTATGGAACTATAGCGGATATGAGGGAAGTTTGACGGGGTGGCTGGTTCCAGTGGTAAAAGCAGGAGGAAGTGTCCGCCTGCGCGATAAGGAAAGACCTGAAGGAGTTTACTACGTCACTGGCGTAGAAATAGAGTTCGGTCAGAACGGTGCGAAACGAAAGGTGACACTGGGGAGAAAACTAGGTTAGTGTACGATTTTTTTCCATCCGGCTTTATTTCTGTCGGAAACGAAACAGATAGTACAATCCTCTCCATCTTTGACATAACGAATGGCGAATTTTGCTTCGCTTCTGTTTTTGACAAACCTCCATTCTCCACATTGTTTTGGAGTACCGGTGGTCTTAAAAACGCAGATGTCTGCAAAACCAGGATTGGTTACAATCCTTACCCTTAACTCAACGGGTTCTTTCGTATCTGTCTCAAGATAGACGTTGCCCATAGCAGTGAAAGTGTAGGTTTGGAAACCGTAGTTTTTAGTAACCTGGCAATCGTCAATCCTTACTCTCTGTGCGAAAGAAACGCACAGAGAACATATAAACACGAAAACAAGCAGAAACTTCTTCATAGCAGGAATTTTCGACAAAAATACAAAAAATAATGGACCCACTGAGCGAAATCAGAGAAAAAATCAAGAGAATCGCAAACGGCAACGGTAGTTTCACCTGTTTTACCGCCAAGGTGACAAGTGTGGATGGCGAGACTTGCGATGTGGAGCTGGAGGGCATGAAACTGACCGATGTGCGCCTGAGAGCCGTGATGAACGGTGAAGACAGCAAGATACTGGTCACTCCCAAGATTGGCAGTCATGTATTGGTGGTTGACCTTTCGGGAAATCTGTCACAGCTGGCGGTGGTGGGGTACAGCGAAGTGGAAAAAATAGAGATCGACGCCACCGACCACATCATCCTCAACGGAGGCAACAACAAAGGACTGGTTAAGGTTGAACCAATGGTGAAGTGGATGCAGAAAGTGTATAATGACTTGCAAACCTTGATAGGCTTGCTTCAGAACTCTTTAGTTGCCGGCAATAATGCTCCATTGGCAATTACGTTTACCCCGACAACACCATCACCTGCCATTGACGATTTTCAGAATAAAGATATAACACACTGATATGAAAGGTATTTTGGTTGACGATAACGGAAATCTGATGGTAAGCGGTGGTCATCTGCTGATAGGCGACAACCGGGAACAGGTGACACAACATCTTATCGCTGCCTTCACCGGTGAGTACAAGCACGCTCCCACACTGGGCGGCAACGCCCGACGGATGATTGCCGGCACACCCGACCCGTTCTGGGCTGGCAATGTAAAAGGACAGCTGAAACAGTGCCACATCGATGTGGAACGGCTGCGGGTGATTGACGGTGGTGTTGAAGTGGAAATAAAGACTAAGAACTAAGATTATGGCCAGAACGATAAATGACATAGCGAATGTAATGAAGGTGGCGTTTGTACGCAACGAGACACTGCGCACCGCCTTCGGCCTCACGGGCTATAACGCCGATGCTGACGAGGCAGAACTGGTGTCGTATTACAACGACAAATTCAGCGCAGTGAGCGTGGAAACCTGCCTTATCTATGTGGTGGCAGCCGGTATTGCGCTGCTGGAACACATGATGGACTGGTTCATGGCAGATGTCGATACAACCATCGGCCTTGAGCGTTATGGCCATGCCGGCTGGTTTGAGAATGTGGCCAAGAATTTCCAGTACGAGGATGGCACTGATTTCGGCTTGGATGAGTCCACCGGCACCTACGCCATCCCGTCTGACGAACATAAGATTATCCGCCACGCCAGCTGTGAGGATTATGGCTATGGAGTGAAGTTGAAAGTGGCTAAGGATGGAGACGGGGAACTGGAACCGCTTGACACGGATGAAAAAGCCGCTTTCGAGTACTATATCAGCCGTCTGAAGCCTGCCGGTATCCCGGTGACAGTGATCAGCCGCAATGCCGACACGCTGAAGCTGAATATGACGGTATGGTACGACCCCACCATCTTCACGGAGACAACGGCGCTGAACAAAGTGAAGGAGGTGATAAGACAGTATCTGACCGACATCGACTTCAACGGTGAGTACGTGACCATGACCATGGTTGACCGCCTGCAGGCAGTGTCGGGACTCGACATCATAGAGGTTGGCGAGGCATACGCCCTCCATGCGGGTTACGACTACGAGCGCATTGCGCATGACGCGCGATATATACCTGTTGCGGGCCATATCAAGCTCGCAGGTGATGAGGCTAACGAAATAACAATGATAGCCAATGTCTAAATACAGTGTCAACATACGGAAATTCGCCATCGGGCTCCTGCCATTCTCTTTGAGAGGCAATCTGAAGGAGCTGGCAGATGTGCTGCTGAAGCCGGTCAAGGCGTTGCATCACCGTTTTACCATGTACAGGCGGAATTGCCTGTGGCGGCTCAGCTATAACGCCTGCGTAGGCAGTATGCAGGCCATGCTCAACGACCGCTTTTACGACATCTTGCACAGTGTGAGTCCATATCGACCCATCCTTATCAATGACGGAGAAGCCGTGCCGGCAATCCTGGTCTATCCCGATGCCGAATGGCAACCGCTTATGATAGGTTGTGTGACGCTGACACCACACAGCAGCTGGGGTACCGCTCCTTTCGTGGTGAGGATACCCATGGCGTTTGAGGGCAACACAGACCTTCGAAATGCCGTTGAAAAGCTGGTTAAACAGTATAAAATGACAGGCACAAAATACATAATCGAATATTATCAAGAGGAGGAATAATCATGGATAAATTACTAAACATCAGCAGACAGGGCGGCTATCCGATGTGCGCAGAAACGTTGCAAGTGTTATATGACAATGCCAGGGCAGTGAATGTGTTGCTGGCCGGGTTGAATCTGCCGAACAAATCGGCGGTGATATTGGGATCAGAAAGTTTTGCCACGTCGGTTGCTGGCTACAAATACTTGTATGTGGTAACTACGGGAAACAGAAGACTGGTGCGATATGATACCGGAACTGGTGTTTCATTGTCTGACCTGTCTAGTGCAAAAGTCACCATCACGGAGACCGTACATGATGTGTATGACAACAATGGCGTTGAAATTGCTGGCGTATATAGCGATGAACGGGCGGTGATTGAAAACACCGACAACGCCAACGAGAGATGGACGTTCTACCATCTTAGGGACGTACTGGAGCTGGGAGTATATACCGATTTGCTGCCGCAACTCCGGGCACAATTGGCCAATACCAATGTTTCTCTGGACGAAAACTATGGGAACATGCTGTGCAAAAACGACAGAAGGCTGAGGGTGAAGCTGAAATTGGAAGCATCAGTGTCAAACAATCAAACACCCGTCAGCGACGATGAGTACACAATGGAAGTTATTATTCCTGCCAGCATCTCCGGAGCACAATCATTAAATGCGGTGCTGTTTTGCAATAATCAATACCGTCCTCTTCGTGCTATGCTGATTGGAACTACCATTAAGTTTTATGCAGGAGAGGCACTGGATAGCATAGCTAGTCCCGATACGGAATGGAATAGCATATCATGGACAATGTATGTTAACTCTGAGATACTGCTATGACGGGACGTGACAGACAGACGGTGGCCGATTTGGCGGTGGAACACTGCGGTGATGCCGACAGCATGTTTGGCATCATGTCGCACAATGACATAGAGGCCTCCTCGGAAGTTGCCGGCATGGAACTGGAGGATGAGGAGGTGTCAGCGATGCGTGCGGTGGATTATATCCGCACACAGGGCTCAAGTCCAGCATGTGTCTATGAGGAGGATGAGGATGTCCTCACTACCAACGACGGAACCATGGAGGTTACCACAGAAGAATTTGAAACAATAACGGCATAAATAATAGAAAAATGAAATTCAGGGATTTTATACTGAAACACCTTCTGGCCGACACGGATTATTTAGTCGGTTACGACAACAAAGGCGACTACATACGCATCGGCAAAAATGACTTGGCGGCCTCTGTAGCATCAAATGTGACCGTACCCACACTGCAGGTGAAGTATTCGTCCAACGGGTCGAGCTGGCACGACAGCTACTCGTCCGGCGACATTTACCTCCGCATCAAGGTAGGCAGCGGGGAGTGGAGTTCCGCCATCCGCATCAGCGTCAGCGCATACGATATATGGCGCGAGCAAGGCAACAGCGGTGATGAATCTGTTTTTTTGGAATCTATACTTGGCAGTACTATCTATACCTCACATACAGGAGTTGTCGTAAGTGACGAAATTATTATTGACGAACAAGCAGGTGAGAACCACGTCACACTGGATTACTATAGCAACAATGTGTATGTATATGCCGGGAAATCATCAACCCTGGAAATATCAATTGATCATCTGGTTAAACACCTTGGCAAAAAACAACACGTTACCATCATTAATTCATCCAGTGAAACTATTACCATTAATATTGTCAACATTGGCGGTGATATACTTATTGCTGATTCCCAATTCACGCTGAATGATGAATGTGCTGCAACAATGGAGATTTTGACCACCACTGTTGGTGAGATGGATAATAAGTGCTGCAAAGAAGAGATCAATGTCGATTTTATCACGACGGTTTGTATACATATAGGAGAAATTATAAAAAAAATACAAGCATGAGATCCAGACAAGGGAATAGCACACCCATACTCATCACTTTTGATGAAAGTATCGGAGATAATGAGCTGCTGGTGACGGTTCACGACATCTACGACAAAGTCGTATGGAAAGCATCGACTGGCAATGGCATTGTCAGCCTTGGAAACAATGTATATCGGGCGGAAATACCACACAGTGTGACAAAAAATTTCACGGGGAGATATTACCTTGACATGCTGTTGAAAAGTCCAGGTGATACAACCTACGTGAATGTTGCAGACAAACCCGTTGAAATGGTGTTTAAAAAGGCTGTAATTATCAAAGAAATAGAACAAGAATGAAAGCGACCGTAATAATATCGCAACCCCCTCTTAATGTCGGAGAGGAAAATGACAATGGTGTCGTCTTAACGGCAATGGTTGCGTTTGCGTCAGTCTTGCGGGGATCGGACGGCAAGTCTGCCTATCAAATATGGCTAGATGCGGGGAATAGTGGTGACGAAGAAGACTTTCTTGCCTCGCTGGTTGGCCCTGCGGGACAGAACGGTCGGAACGGTACCGATGGCACAAACGGAACCAACGGCACGAATGGTGCCGATGGCAAGTCCGCCTATCAGATATGGCTTGAAGCAGGTAACAGTGGAAATGAAGCCGCTTTTCTTGCCTCATTGAAGGGACAAAATGGTCAGAATGGTACAAACGGAACAAACGGCACGAATGGTGTTGATGGAAAGTCCGCTTACCAGATATGGCTTGATGCGGGGAACAGTGGTGATGAAGCCGCTTTCCTTGCCTCACTGAAGGGACAAGATGGAATGGATGGCCAGAATGGCACCAATGGTACCAACGGAACCAATGGCACGAATGGTGCTGACGGCAAGTCAGCCTACCAGATATGGCTTGAAGCAGGCAACAGTGGCAATGAAGCCGCTTTTCTTGCCTCATTGAAGGGACAAAATGGTACAAACGGAACCAATGGCACGAATGGTTCTGACGGCAAGTCCGCTTACCAGATATGGCTTGAAGCGGGTAACAGTGGTAATGAAGCCGCTTTTCTTGCCTCATTGAAGGGACAAAATGGTACAAACGGAACCAATGGCACGAATGGTTCTGACGGCAAGTCCGCTTACCAGATATGGCTTGAAGCGGGTAACAGTGGTAATGAAGCCGATTTCCTTGCTTCACTGGTTGGACCGCAGGGACCCGCGGGCGGTGGCCTCTCCAATTATGACTTGTCTTTTTCTACTCTTTCAAACAACACAACCAGCATTACCTTTGAGGCCAATCAGCAATGCTATAAGAGAATGACAATGACAGCGGGCGCTACGCTAAACCTTGCTGTGCTTAACAAAGGATGTAATTACCTGCGCATATACAATTCCTCCGCATCTGACATTACCATTGCCATTGGTACAGTCACATATAATGGTACGGCCGTGACGACCAAATGGGTCCCGGATGACGCAATAACAGTCAAGGCGGGAAAAGGTGTCGAAATAGGTGTGGCGGCAGATGCGACTGAAGCGGATATAACCGTAAGTGGAACATTGAAAACATTATAACCATGACTTACTATTACTATTTTGTAAAAGGAATCAGGACAAGGATAGAGAGATTCATCACGCCGATGCACGGCAGTATGTTTGTGGAACTGACTACCGAGCAGCGTGAGTTTTACCTGGCCAATCCGTCAGCAACAGTGCAGGAAGTTGAAAACTGCCAGCTCACACCGCCATACGTTCCGCCAGAACCTGATATCCAAGAGTATGCAGCACAGAAAATCAAGGAACTGAATGAAGCATGTTATGCGTCTATAAGTGTTACAAGCCTTGAGTATGCAATGGCAAATGCAGTGCTCGCAGGAACATCGATATCATATAGTGGTGATAAGTTTTACACTACTCCTGAGGCAAAGGCTGTAATGAAACAATTCATGGACGAGTCTGCGCACGCTATGAATATTTTTAAGGCATACAAAGCGAAAATTGAAGCGGCTGTGACTAATGCTGCTGTTGATGAATTATACAGTGAGGCAATTGGAAAATTATGAAAAAGGGGCATTTTACCAGTATTCAGCAGCAGTCAAAAAAATGTTATTTTTACGCTCCTTTGCTGTCTGATTATGTGCCTGTGGTTTCGCACAACAATGATTATAGCGTGTATAGGAGCGTTGGTTGCACTGTTACATCTGACGGTGTTCGTGTGGAAGGTCGGTACAGCGGTTTGATGTGGAATTGTCCGGCTCCATACGATGTTAATATAACATTCAACTGCTGGTTCAAATACATTTCGAATAGTGTCACATCGTATGCTTTTGGTGCGGCAACTAAAGACAATAGGCGGTATGCTGGATGTCAATATGCTACATATCAGAACTATTGGCTGATATGTGAATGGCTGTATCTCTGTATGATCTCATCGTCAATTCCAAGACCACATGTATCCAATACGTGGGTATTCCTGAGTTTCACCATCATATACAAAGGCAACAACTCATATACATTTAAATTTTATAGGAACGGAGTTTTTGTTACTGAGAAGACTTTGACGGACAACACTTGGCTGAAGCTACAGGAATGCTACTTTGCACTCGGTCATTTTGTTGATACACTGACAGGGGTTTATAAACATTTTAGCTGTTTCGAGGAATTGACGGAGGCGGAGATAATGGAATTATATCAGAATGGAGGAATTGTCGCATGATAAAGGAACATTTTTTTCAGGAACAGGATTCTCTGGTATTCTATTTAGAGCTGGACGACACCAATAGTGGCGTTGTTGACTTGTGCGGTACCCCTCGGCATCAGACAGGAACAAATCTTACGGCATCCGCATTCCAGAATGTCAGCTGTTGCATGATGTCTTACAGCGGGAATCCATATATCTATTATTTCGAGAAAAATTTAACGCCATTTACAATAGTACTGAATATTGCGAGAACCAGGACATCAGGACACGGAAAGATTTTCTGGCTCAACAAGCGGCATGTCAGAGATGCCGTACTAAGCGAAGGTGCGGCAAGTACAAAGGGTGCAAATAGACTTATGATGGGATATTGTTTACCGGGATACGACATTTCGTCAAACTGGTATGATTCCATCAGCAACAACGTATGGTACAACATTATACAGGTTTGTAACGGAATCAACACAAAGACTTATATCAACGGTACGTTAACACAAGACCATAATCTCTCTTCTGATGTGACAAATACATATATCGCGGACATAGGTATCGGCTCAAACTATATCACGTCGAATCATATGAACGGTTATATCAGAAAATTCATGATTTTCAACGAGGCGAGAACAGATATCCAACAATTATACCAACAAACAAAAGTGATATGATAAGACAACATGAATTACAGCAACATGACGATTGGACACTGATTGTTGATGCTCCATTAAGCTCCGATATATTGGACCATAGCGGAAATGGCAACAATTTTAGCCAACAATCTTATGCTCCGACATTCAACGACAATGCGCTGTATATCACTGGTGTTAATCGTGGTGTTACACTACATAATGTCCTTCAAAACCATTGGAAATCATTTAAGGTTGAGTTTGAATTAAAATGGGACCATGTTGAGAACTCGGGAGTGTTTATGCTTGGAGGATATAGAACAACATCATGGCCAAATGTAAACCATACCATAGGGGTTATTCGCGATGGTGGTAGTAGAGGACAATATTATCTCTTCCAGTATTCTGGAACTCAATATTATTGGCCGTTTTCTGACATTCCTACCCAAACATGGATAAAACTTACATTGACAGTTTATGGTGGTTATGTTGATCTTGAAATGCACAGGATTGACAATGACACACAACTTTGCTCAATACATACAGAGCAGAAAGAAACGCAAGGCTATGCTGATTATAGTTTCAGACTTGGAGGTAGTTTTGATTATAGTGAATTTTGGCCTGGTTGGATAAGGAATTTTAAACTATACTCACACTCTTGATTTTGCATATTTACAATTATTATGGAAGCAACAATACATTACAATAAAAAAGGACTGATTGCGATAGCGCTGATATTCACAGCTATTCTATTGGCGTTTGCCATACATGCCTCAAATAGCATCACAAAAACGGTGACAATTCCATCGATAGAGGTAATGCGATGGAGTGAAGATACCTGCTGGGGTGATTGGCGATAAAATACTATTTAAATATCATTCCAATCATGCACAATTTGATTTGAAAAAGTTGTACAATTTGATTTGGGGATTATACAGTGGGATAATTTGTTTACCAGCTTTAATAACATTACTTTTATGGCTTTTACGTTGCAAAATAAAACAAAAACACACATAACACTTTTTGCCTGAAAAGAAAAAACAAGAAAA